ACAAATTAATAACATGGAATGCGGAATAATCTCTATCTCTTCCTAAAGCTGTATCTACACCTATAACATACTCGTAAGCAGGATCAGGGTCCTTCCAAACTCGCATACGATTGTTATATTTTATATCGTAATCATCATCTACACTCTCTGTTAAGAACTTTAAATCACTTCCGTCGATAAAAGTATCACCTGTACCTAAAAATTCGCATTCATACTCTTGAAGCCACTGTTTAAGAGGCATATTAGAGCGAGTAACTTCTTCCCACTTATCCACAAAGAGCCCTTTGTCCTCCATTTCGGTGTATAAAGGCTCATAACCTTCTTGTCTCTTGTATTCGGGGTGATGCTGCCATTCAATGTCTATAGGATTAAAGGAATTTATACCCTCCCTCGCAGCATTGTAGGTTTCTTCGTACCAATTTCCCATACCATTTACCGTAGAAAGAACGAAAGCCCTCCCTCCCGTTGAAATAATGGGATAAACAGCAGCCCAGATCGTATCAATGTTTTCGATGAAGGCTGCTTCATCAATAATAAGAAAGGATCCAGCAAGTGATCGCCCTGACTGTTTACCTGAAGGTCTAGACTTAATAACGGAATTTGTATTTAATTTTAATGTATGCTTATTATCCTCTGCTATTCCTGGTTGAAAGTACGAAGGAAGCTCTTCATACATTAGTTTGATCCTATCAAGAACCTCAGTGGACTCGGCATCTCCCTTAGAGAGAATAACAACAGACTTATGTTTATTGAAGAGTACGATCCAAAGGGAGTAAGCGGAGGCAATCGTTGTACATCCTGCTTGTCTGAATTTTCGCAAAATATTAAATCTGTGCTCTCCCAGGTCATTCATAATCCTTCTTTGGAAGCCGTAAAGTTTAAATTTTACAAGACCACGAACAGGATGTGTAACTTTAATATAATTAGAAACAAAGTAGATAGGATCTTCTTTGCATCGGTTAAATTCGTCTACAATCTGCTGCTTGTTCATCTATTATATTATATGAATTTTTATTGTCTTATATGTACGAGATCTAAGAACGGGTCGCCCCTCTTAAAAAATTTAATCTCCTACTTATCTAGGGTTAATGTCGATATAAAACTACTAGTTGATCAAGAATCTATTTTTAATGGCTATAAAAAGGGGCTTGAGCGCATTAATCCAGACCCACAGGACATTATAATTTTATGTCATGATGATATAGAGATACTCTCTACCCCAGAAGAATTTAAAAAAGAATTATTGGAAGTTTTAAATCCTGAGGTAGGTTTTGTCGGTCCCGCAGGTACAGAAGAGTTTGATCGACCTTGCATATGGTGGGATCACCATAAATGGCAACAAGGAAAGCATAGCGGATCCATCTACCACTACGAAGAGAGCCAGGGGCATTATCCGACTGTCTATGGACCTTGTAGACAAGTAGCAGTCCTCGACGGAGTGTTCTTAGCAGCGAGGGCAGAGGTGCTAATGGATATAGAGTTAGAAAAACCTGAGATTTTCGAAGGAAAATGGGATTTCTACGACATATATTACACTACACAGGCTCATCTAAAGGGATATCATAATAAGACTGTAGAAGTAAAAATGTGCCATTATTCCATAGGAGACACAAGTGGGAGAGAGTCCTGGCATAAGAACAGGGAAGCTTATATTACTAAGTACTCTTCTTCTTTGCCTCTTTCCATTTCTTATTAGTTTCCGCTGCCTGTTGTCTTCTCACCTTTTCCTCAACATCAGTCCAAGCGTCCTTTGAGACCTTTTTCATATGACCTCTCCACGCTTCACCTCTTTTTGCTTCAGGCTCAGATGCTATTCGTGCATGTGAATCTAGAGTACTGGTGATGTCTGCGTCAAGCTCCTGATGGCTTTTTTGACGGGGAGAAGTCGTTGTGCTACGCAACCCCTTTGCCCACCACGATTTCTTCTTTCCCCTCTTAAACTGATGCTCAACTAATATATTATAAATTCTATCGTAGGAGTTCACTTCTTTTTCCTCAACTTCTTATAAGCCCCTAATTTTGCTTGTAGTCTGGTAGGGAGTTTAGGTCCCTGTCTCCCTGTATCTGTTTCATCAGTATCAGTAGATGTTCTTCTCTTGCCTTGTGGTCTAAGAGCAGAAAAAGTATTACTTTGGTACTCACCACTCTTGAACTTTCTAGTTTTTCCAGTACGCTTGGCAGCTTCTTTTAACAAAGTATAAATTCTATCGTAGGAGTTCATACTTTTCCTTTCCAACCCGTTTTCCCACCAGCCTTAGTACCTTCTCGTCTTGCCGCTTTTTTAAATCTCTTAGCTAAAGCTTTACGACGAGGTGTGCAGGTTTCTTTGGTCATAGGTGTGCAATAACCTTTATGCTTAGGGTTTACTGCCCCTTGAATCCAATCAGACTCAACCAAAAGTGAATAAAGTCGCCCATAGGAAGCATCCTCATACTTCATGCGCTTTCCTTTTTTTGCAGCCTCAGCTTTAGCAGCAGCTTTCCCCTTTTTAGTATAAGCAAAATGTTTTGTTCCTACTCTAGGCATATTATCTCTCTATATTTAACCTTTCTTTTCGTCTTTTTGAGCTTTGAGGTACAGCCTTTCGTAACCGCATTGCGGTATCTAGGGATGTAGAACCTTTTTTTCTTAATCTCTTAGCTACTTTTCGCATAGTGTCGCTATGGATTTTGGCTATAGCCCCTCCACTCTTTTCCAATTCAGCCGCTTTTTGTTGAAGCTCTCCTGATTTCTCTCCTTGCTTCCAAGAAGAAGTGAGCGATTTTCTATAAGCCCTTGAAGCACCCGACATTGTACGAGTTCCTTGTGCAATTTCCAATATAGTTCTAAGTTTTTTAAAATTACTCATGAGATGACCACCTCATAGAATTGGCCTAGGCTTAGGTCTACCAACAGGCTTCTTCTTTTTTCCTTTTCCTCATCGAAAATGTGACATAATTTACCTCTAAAATATATAGGCAAAGAATAAGCCGAAAGAATAAAAAACTCTTTCGGCTTATAACGGTGCTAAGGTAGCGATCCTTGCAACCAGACCTTAATTAATTCCAAGCATGTCGGAATTCGCTGTATTCTGAGATACCTGTGCGGTTGTCATTGCTCATAACATCCCCTAGAGCAGCATTCTTCATCATTTCTTCTGCTCTAATCCACCCACCAAGCGAATTAGTGGTAACCGCAACATCTTGGTTTGTATCCTGAGTGGTTTTATAACCACCCCATTTAGTATTAACTGCCATTGCTATGCCTGTGAAGTAATCCCCTTCCATAACTACAGGACCATCATTTTGGTTATCGGTTGATTGTCGAGTTACTCTACAGCCTTCCATAGGGGCTCCTTCTTCATATGATTGTAAAGTACGATCATAATTACCCCAAACCACATACTGAGGAGTTCCGTTAGCCGAATCAAACCCTCCGTTCGAAGTCCCCCAAGTCCAACCAGCCCCAGCGTCCGTCACATAGAAAGTATAGCCTCCATCCATCGTTTTACTGTACTCTGTATCAGTAGCATCGTTCCAATACCGTCTATAATACCACTCTTGTTCAGTTACGATTTTTCCTGCTGGACCGAAAGTTCCTGCCGAAACAGACCCATAAGTATTCCCGTAAGGATCCGCACTTACCGCTTGTACGGCAAATCTTTGATTTTGAATCCAAGAAGAGGTGGCATAGTTCTCATAAGTCTTCTTTACTTGATAGAAAGCTCTAGCATTAATTTGCATGTGAGTCCATTTAACATTACCATCCCAAGAAGTATCAGAAAGAGTAAATTGCGTTGAAGACATTTCTACAAAAGGAACCCTTACATAATCATAATCCATTGATTGAATTTCAACCATCCAAGGACCTGATAACGCACCTGATTCACCTGAGGCAGGGTTTATGCCTGATGTAGAAGATGAAGAGTAAAACTGAGAACCCGTAGGGTTATATGGGATTGTGGGGACTGGTGTTCCAGGTGCGCCCCATGCTGGCATTGTTGGTGGCATATGTTATCTCCTTATGTGATTATTAGGGGGTGTTAGTATAATCATGTCTGTCTTTCCTGTAACCAGGAACCCTTCTTCCTGACTCAGCCGTATAGCTCGTTAAAGTACCTGCGGCTATTTTTGTCCCAATAAGATCGAGTATTTGAGGTAGGAATGCTCCTCTTAAATAATCATTATCTGGGTCGTAATTTCCGTTAATAGACCCTCCAGGCATATTAGTTATCATCTGTGCCCCTTCTACCCCTAATGGGTTAGTAGTAGGAGACCACCAAGCGTAATCATTTCCGAAGATTTCATCTTCTGTTTTCCCCCCTAGTCCAGCTATACGGAAATTATATGCCTGAGAAGCATTGAATTGGTGCGTAGTGCTATCCGTAGCAGAAAGCCAAGGTCTCCTATTATACCAAGGTCTTGAAGTATAGATGGATCCTCGTACACCTAACGCAGAAGCGGGAAGATTTGTTCCGTTAGGCGCATCAGCATTATATGTAACCCCTTCTTGGTCAGTGTTGTTAGACTGTAGCTCAAACAACTGGGTGCGAGTTTGTATAGCAGAAACATAAATATCCGTGGTGTAGGTGCGACTATACATAGCATTAACTTGTACCCATAAATCTGTATAAGCGACATTTAATGATTGAGAACAATCACTTAGGTTAAGGTGAAGACCTGATGGTGTAATTCTAGGAACACGCCAATATTGTACTGTCATGGCTTGTTCTTCAATCATCCAAGGTCCACTAGCACCGTAATCACCCCCGTCATAAACATTAGAAAAGCTGTTTACTGCTGTGGTAGGTAATAAGGCTGTTGCCGTGTAAGACAGTGATGATACTGATGATGGTGAAAATGTAGGCATTTAAAACTCCTATGTCCTTTAAAATATATAGGCGAGCGCAGCGAGCCCCACGCGAAAATTTTTAGGTATTATTTTGTTTAAGGTTTATCCTCTGGATGTTCTTTATAGTGTTTGCGTATTCTTTTAATGTGTCCAGCCATTCTTCCTCTATGTGCTGAACCCTTCTTTTTAGAAGCTTCTATCTCTTTTACTCCTCTTCCTCTTGAAGGTTTAGACTGCTGACCTACTGTAGGATCACCTGCTCCAGAAGAGTATCTATAGCCTCTTTTTCTTTTTTCTTCTTCTTCTAAAAAAGAATTAAATAACTTATCTTTCCAACTCATAATTTCTCCTAATGTTTAAATTGATTTTGCGAAGGAGTTTTATCTTCTCCTTCTGGTGTACTTCCATTCTCAACAATTCCCTTAAGAATAGTCGATAAATTAGTCACAACAAGCGTGATTAAACCTGCAACTACTGCAATACTAGTTTCGGGAATAAACTTTATACTAAAAATGAAGGCAAGAACTAAGATAAGTAGGTACAAACCTGCAAATCTAGCTAAGTGTTTCGACGCACTTTCTTTTGCTGACTCTTTAAATATTAACTCTTGCATACGAGCTTTGCTCTCCGCACCTTTCATTCTCTCATCAGCTTTAGCTTCAGTCTGTTTAAGCTTTACAGCAGACTTAACATCAATGTAACCTTGCTTATTTATAATGGGTTTATCAGTCATAATTAACTCCTAATTAGCTACCCCGCCCGATATACTAAACTATTTTTTTCCTCGTTTTCTTTTACTTGGAGCATCACCTAATCCTGCTTGCTTAATGTTTTGCTCTTGTCTCCAGGCTCTCCCAGACCTAAATGGAGTCTCACCCGTTGTTTGATACTTCTTTCTTGCTTTCTCATAAGCTTTTTGCTGTGCAGGAGTTCTCTTACTTGGATGCGTCATAGCAGCTTTTTTTGCTACATTACGAGTCCCAGCCGTCTTAGCTTGCGTACCAGATCTTTTACCCTTTGGTTTGCGAGGACCGAATTGTGCCTCTGTTAAACTCTCATAAATTCTTTGTTTCCAATTCATTTTTTACCTCTGCTAGGTCTTCCTTTATACATGGTCATAGCTTCTCGCTTCTTCCCTGCTTTCTGTAGTCTACTAAGCTTAGACTTGATAAAGCTGCGTTCACTAGAAGTATATACCTTACTTTTCAACTTACGCTTAAGTTTTCCTGTGCGACCCCCTGAAAGGGGGCTTGTGCTGTGCTGACCTTTTCGCGTTCTGATCCTTTGTCTTCTCGACCCAGGATCTAACCCAGGCTCATCTTCAGGCCTAATCTTCCATCCTAGTGCTTTTTTAACTTTAATCTCTGTTTTAGAAGGTGTATCTTCTAAAAGTGAAAGCAGTGTATTTTTCCAAGACATATTAAACCTCTACTGTATATAGGAAGCATATATTTATTCAAAAACCAAAAAATCCCACTATTATACTATATAAAAATGAGTCGCCATTTTGGGACTCATAACCCCTTGTCGAAAGAAAGGAGAATTACAATGGGAAACTTTTATTGGACTAATTTTGATTATATTTGGAAAGATCTCGATATGGTCCTTCGAGACTGGCAACGACTGGTTATTGAACCAAAAAAGCAATTAGCTTCACTTCCAAATTATCCTCACTCCGATTGCTGGCTTGATGATGACGGCAACAAACTGTGGTTGAGGTTTGCGTTGGCTGGATACGCGAAAGAACATCTTAAAATTCGCGCCAGCAAAAATATTTTACGCATTACCGCAAATGGAGAAAAGGAAGAAGGTGTAAAATTTGTACACCACGGCATTTCTAAAAAGGATGTCGATTTTTCGCTTGTTATAGACGAAGCGTTTAACTTAAAAAAAGCGGAGACGGATTTTGTCAATGGTCTTCTTACAATTACCGTACCCCGCGCAAAAGATGCTGAAATCGTCGAATTAATGTAAGTTCAGATTCACTTCTTTATGCTTAGGGCTCCTAGTTAATTCTAGGAGCCCTATTTTCTATTTACCTTCTGTTTTAGGACCTCTCTTACCCTCTTCTCTTCTTCCCCTGATTTTATCACCTTTGCCTTCCCAAGCTTTAAGTCGCTCAGGTGCTTGTGATATTCGGGCTCTCATCGAAGTGCAAGTTTGGCATCCCTTTTTAGGGGATTGACCAAGCCAAAACGAACCAACCATGAGAAATGTAAGAACAGAAAGAGTAAGAGGTAAGTGCTTCATTAAGTCTTTCATATGAAATACCTCCTTGTCTATATAGGCTTAAGTTACTCTCTTTGCTATTCTTTTTGATTTTTCGGGAGTTCTCCACTCCCCTTTCTTGGATTTCTTCGACATAGCCCTATTCCATACCCTCTTTTGAGCATCAGTCATCCCTTTTCGTAATTTAGAGAGTTGAGACAATTTAGGAAACTCCTCACTCTCACCCATCTCCCTCTTTATTTGGCGATTCCTATAGGTCATGTTTCTTGTAGCAGATCTTACTCCCGCTCCAGTAGGCTTATTACCCCCATAAACATTGGGAGCCTTAGGATGTTTCCTTTCAACGGAAGCAACTTCCTTAGCTTGCCTCTTTTTAGCTCCTCTATAAGCTTTAATAGCTCCTTTATGCCCACCTTCCTCTCTTCCTTTAAGGTAAGCTTTTACTTTTCCTTTTTGATAAGCTCCCCTAGCTAGTTTTGCTAGTTGGCGAGGCTCTTGCGCTGATGGTCCTCTTGGATTATCTCTTGCAACAGCCCCCGCTATATCTAAATCAACGCGCCTATTGTGAATAGCCTGTTTAATCTTTTCTCTACCTCTTTGAGTATCGCCTATCTCATTAATAAGTGCCTCGTAAATGCGTTGATAAGGATTCATGGTTTCCGTTGTTGTAATTTATCGTAAGCTTTTTGTAATTGCGCTCTTTGAATACCCGTTAATGAGGGTTTCTTTAATGCAGAAAGAAGGCGACTTCCTAACATTACATCCTTAGTTGTTTTTGCAGATGCAGACATTCTATCATCTTGAGCTTTAGAAGCAGTATCCCCACTCTGAGAACGAGGAGCAAACCTAGCTTGGCGTTTCATAGGGACTTGGGATAATCCCGCTTTGTAGCGTTGTCGTTGTGGGCCTCCTTGCGTCTCTAAAAGGTTTTTAAGCCTAAGATAAGCTTCTCCAAGCCCCGCTTTTTGTTTTATTTTCTTCTGAGCCGTAGGCCCCATTTTTCGTAGTTCAGCTTGTTTCTGTCTCTTTATTTTAAGTTCTTCTTGAGGAGAGAGACCTTCTAGTAAATTATAAAGTCTAGCATATGCTTCCAAAACGGTTGTTCTCTCTTTTTTAGGTTTTTTCATTGGTTCTTCCTCTTCCTCTTTCTCTTTTGTTACAATTCTAAACTGAGACCTAGGCCCCGTTTTAGCTTGCTCCTTTTCTTTCTCTTTCTCTTTCTCTTTTGTTACAATTCTAAACTGAGACCTAGGTGCTACTACTTTAGAGGCAGCTTTAGAAGCTCCAGTCGCAACCTTAGAGGCAGCTTTAGAAGCTCCAGTCGAAACCTTTTTAACAGCCCCTCCAACAGCCTTCCCTACGCCCCCTATGCCTTTTGCAAGCAAACCTAGAAGTCCTTCGTCTACCTCTTCAGTCTCAACTAATATATTATAAATTCTATCGTAGGAGTTCATTTTTTCTTAGGCTTCTTGTTTATTTTACGCCAAGGGCCTCCTTCCTTATCTCTTACCTTCTTACCAGTCTCTGTATGTCTAAAAATCTTTCCTGTTAAGGAGTCTGTCTTAAGAGGTCGTTGTTGCATTTCTACTAACAAGTTATATATTCTATCGTAGGTGTTCATTTTTTATCTATAGGTGTGTCGGGAAGCGGCTCTTCCTGCCCCTCTTTGTCTTTTTGCAACGATATCTCTTTCTTTTGCATGAGAAGTTAGTGCTCTCTTTGCAACTTCTGAAGCTGCTGTACCTTTTCCTCCATGCTCTTTTGCTGCTTTTGTTAGCTCTCTTGAAGAACCAAACGACTCTGCGGATCTCCTCCCCATTCTATGGGCCTCCGCTGCCCCTATAGTGCTTTTGCCTTTGCGCTTCGCTCTTATTCTTTTCTTTGCTATTTTAGCATCCTCTTTTCGTCCAGCAGTTCTAGCGCGACTCGCTCCACTCCTCTCTACTAATATATTATATATTCTTTCGTAGGAGTTCATGTTATTTACCCCTCGCTTGTCTCACAGACCCACCGTGTTGGGTACTTACATTCTCTTCGCTTCCACTAAGTCTTTTCTTCATTGCTGCTATAACCTTTGGATTAAGTTTACCTGTAAATCTTTTAATTATAGCTGTATATGCTGGGTTAGCCTCCCCTGATGGTAATAAAGGCTTTGTAGCTGTTGTTGGTGCAGGTGCAGCCCGTCTCTCGGCAGGTAATTTAAGGGGTTTGGCCGTTCCCGCAGCATGACGCAAAGAAGTGCCATGCTGGAGTCCTGTATGGCGTGAGCCTGTTCGTGCTTGAGGATACTTTTGTTCTCCTTTTTTTCTTCCCCGTCTCATTTCCGTTATTAGACTATAAATTCTTTCGTATGAGTTCATATAATTATATAGGAGTCCCAACTATTTGAGATTTATAAAAAAATTTTTTTAAATGCCTTCCTAATAAACTTAAGTACCTGTGTATACGGGTGCCCACGCAAATGGGGACTCCTACCTTTTCGCGAAGCGTTCCGCTAGGTTACTGCTAGGAATACACTTAGGACCATAGGAATACTCAATGTAATGATATGATTGTGCTTGTGTGTGGTGTGTGGTGTGATATAATGGGGGCATGAAGCGTCACCTCATCATCTCCCTAGGTGCCCCCACCCTAGACGATGGACAGTGTGCTGTCCGTATCGTGGAGGATGACCACACTATCCACTTCAACGGTCGCGTGAACTATGGCCTCGCCATTGTTGGCATCATGGAGGAGTGGGACGCTTACACTCTTCGCTACACCGCAGGAGCCCGTGAAAAGTTTCTCGGAAAGAAGCTTGACCCTAGCCTCCTCACCTGATATAATAGACACATGATCACGAACGACTACACAGCAGAGATGGGCTTCATCCTTGGTGATGCCCTTACAGAATTCGATGAGTCCGCAACCCGTGAGGCTATGGCTGATGAGGCTGAGATGACCGAAGAGGTCATGGATGACTGGTACGAGTCTCTCATTCGAGAGCTTGAGAACTACAACGATCACAAGAAAGACAGGAGCTAACCAATGCAACTACTAACACCTGAAATAATCAAAGCTCTCCCTGAGCTATACTCAACCGAATCCACCCCTTGCGATGATAAAACCATCGTGGTGAAATTCTTCAACCCCATGGGCTCTCAGACTTGGCAAATTGCCGAGGGTACTGAGCAAGAGGACGGGGACTGGCTCCTCTTCGGATTGTGCGATCTTGGCTTTGGTTCTCCTGAGTGGGGATATGTTACACTCAATGAGTTGAAGTCTCTCAATGTTGGCTTTGGTCTTGGGATCGAGCGTGATATCCTCGTCGGTCCTCAAGAGTTCCACCCTGAGTGGGCTGCACACTTGGAGTTTGCAGAGGACATGGAAGCATGATTGGCTCAATTCTAATTGGTGGGCTGCTGGCTTTGCTTGCAGTCTATGCTGTCTGCTGGGACTAGGAAGCCCCAAAGGGGGTGACGGGGCGACGAGTGTAACATTGCTTCCCACAAGCACTTACGACCGAAAATAAAAGAAAATAGGACTTGATCAGCACCTATGTTATGGTATAATATGCACATGGAAAGCAAACGACAAAGACGCACTCCCGATCAGCTTATCGCTGAGACTGAGGCGCGGCTTGCCAAGTTGCAAGCTAAAGCGGCCCAACAAGAGGCCAAGTCCAACCCGCTGCTCACCCCTGTCCTTGATCTCATCAAGGAAGCAGAGAAGGTAGAGATGGCTGCTCGCAAAGGATTCAGTAAGGGTCCAGCGAACTTCGATGAGCGCATCGCCAAAGCTCAGGCTCGGATCGTCAAGATCGAGAGCCAAATGGCAAACGCAGAAGCTGAGATCGAGGATGCAAAGGCGTCCAAAGCTCAACTCCGTTCTGTCCTCGCTGGACTCACCAAGCGCATCGCGTTGGGTGATGAGGTGACGGAAGAGGATGTTTTTTCAGCCCTTGAGGGTTGACCAACTAGAGGGGCCGTGGTATAATGGTCCCTCACAACAACAAAAGGAAAAGATGCTCAACAACATCACCAACATCGTGCGCTCGAATCAGAACGCAGTCATGGTCCGAGTAGGCAGCAGCAACTCTGCGGTCTACACCATCTTTGATCTCAGGGCTGGCACTAACAGCTTCACGGGATCACTTGCGGGAGCCAAATCAGCTTGGAACCGCAAGTACAAGAACTCTCGGCAATTCGTTGCCAAGGGTAACCACCGCTACCTGACGGCATAAATCAGGCACTCGTCTGGGCGAGTATAAACCACATTAGGCCCAGAGCGTCCCAAAGGGAATGGAGAGAATCGCGATAACGCTACCTCTTCCCTGCGGGGGTTGGAAATTCGGAGAGGTAATCATGGGCACATGGTTACGGGTCGCATAACAAGGGTTAACAAAATTCCCTAGTGCAAACAACCCAGAACCCAGAGCGGAATCCCGTGAGGTACGGTGGACACTTAGTCCTTTGTTGTTGTAGTGGTCCGAAGCAGTTTTGTTCGAAGCTTGGAGGTAATGCTTAGAGTCCTCCCCCTTTACTCTCCGTCTTTCCTTTCCCCTTCTTCGCCCCTGCTTCTTTTCTACGCTCAATCCATGGAAAGAAAAGGTTGCGAACGAGGGGTTTTTTGTTGACATTTCGGGTCGGGGCGATTGCCCTAACATTGCCTCAATCAAGCACTTACGGCTGAAATCTTTTAGCTGGTTGGGCTTTTCCACCTCCCAAGACATGATAAAATAGAGGCATGAAAGATAACGCTTACAACACCTGCGATCAATGTGATCGTCCCCATCTCGCCTCTCACTCCAAGCTGGTAGGCTGGTTCTACCTCTGCTATCCCTGCTGGGCCTCTCATCCTTGGAACAAAAACAGCAAATAGTTCTGGACATCACCCCAAAACCTGATATAATAGACACATGAACATCAACGAAACCAAAGCAATCAACGAAGCTCAAGAGATGGCAGAGAAATGTGCCCTCATCAACGAAGCTGTTGAGAACTCTCCCAACTTCCTTCACTTCCTTCTAGGTTGGATGCAGAACAGCCACCTAGACGAAATCCATACTGCTGCGGAAGCGTGGCTCAACACTCACAAGGAGTAACCCATGACTGGATTTGATATGACCTTCGTAGAAATGAAGCTCTCTGAGTTTCAGCGAATCTGCGAATCCCTTGGCATCGACATTGACCAGCACCACAAGCTGATCTGCGAGATGTTTTGGGATGGCTTCTGCGCTGCCGAAGTGCAAGAACAGATCGAGGTCTTAGACCTTGACGGAGAATTTTCACACTTGAGCGAGGCTCCCTATGTTTGAAACCCCCGAAACTCTTATCATTCCTTGCCACCCTCCCGTGTGTGAGGATATGAAAAACTACAACATCGAAGACCAGCCGATGACTGGTGAGATTGGGGAACTCTCCGAATGGGCTGCTCGTATGGCTCTCCGAGATTATCCCGTGGGCTCTGAGCAATCTCTGGAAGAGGTTACTGATCGGGCCATGTCGATTCAATTCCAACTCGTCCTCTCCAAGATGGTTGATCTTGGTCTGGTAGAAATGGAATGGAATGAAGAGCATGAAGATTTCACTTATGGGCTCACCAAAGATGGAAAAGAGCTAGGGGCTCAAATGGACTAATAACCCCCCAAATCGTGCCGCTATTGGCCGATTGAGCGGCGGCGCGAGCACCATAACATCGCTTCAAATAAGCACTTACGACACAAATCTTCTAACACTTTATGTTTGATCCACACCCCACATATGTTATAATAGCCGTCATGGAACCGACATACAAGAACCCCCAAATCGACGCCCTCCTCTCTGAAATCGTATTCAACGGCAAGGACCGTGTGACCTGCATCAAACTAGGAATTTGCATGACCTGTGATGATGCTCACGACATCATTGCAACTTCCTTCAGAGATGATGTGTCCCGTAAGGAATACGCAATCTCGGCCATGTGCCAGTCCTGCCAAGATGATGTCTTTGGCGTGTCCGATCTTGAGCCAGAGGACGAGGACTGGGACGATCACAAGGACGAGCCAGAAGACCCTTGGGACAACCAATGGGCTGATGATGACGCGCTAGGCAGCGCAGGGATGGGGACCGATGAATATTATTTCTAGGCTTTTCTACTGGACAAAGCGATGGCTCTATGCTATAATAGGGCTCACAGATCGGGAGTCTGTGCTTGATACTCCCCCCCGTTTCTCTCTAGCTAGAGGTTACACCATGCACTCTTTTGAGTACAACACCCGAGAGGCTCTGATCCAGGGGCTCTCAATTCAGGCTGGCAAGCTATTTGCCGACCTGTATTCTAATGGTTCCGCTATGGAATCTGAAACTGCGTTGGAGGCTTACAAAAACCTTCGACGCTTGCTCCCGACTGAGAATTCTTGGTCTGGGCGTCATGTGGGGGCTACGGCTGCTCACAAAGCTACCCAAGGCATCGCCTAGGTAGATCGGGGAGGGGGCTAGGTGCTGGCTAGTCCTGCTAGGTTCTCTCCCCACCTTTGGACGGTGCTGGACACTCTCACCTGACGAGGTTTCGGGGGTGTTCTGGGATTCGACGGGCTAAGACCTTGCAAGGTAACTCGCTCGGACGGGGGTTCGATTCCCCCCACCTCCACCATCTTACAAGGGAAACCCGCTTGGAACTCGCCCTAGCAACCATAAGCCTAGGAGATCTTCGGATCTAGCTGCCAACGGGTTTCCCCCTTTTATACTTGCAAAGTCGCATTTGGCGCGGCGGGAGCTTCGCCCTAACATTGCATGAGATAAGCACTTACGCCTGAAATTTCATGAAAATAGATCTTGATTCTCGCTCCCAGTATGATACAATACGGGCCATGAAAGTGTCTACGATATACCAAAAGAGCATAAAGCAAGGTTCTAAGAATGGCTTGCTTAAGAAAGGGAGTTCCAATGCTAAATTGGGCTTCAAGATCACATCTAAGAAGTGGACAGGGAAAAGATTATATTCCCTTACACTAGTTGAAAGGGAAACATGCCCCACATCATGCCATCATTGGGACGATTGCTACGGCAATAACATGCCTTTCGCGCACCGTTTCAAGAACGCAAACATAGATTTGCTCTTGGAGCGAGAGATTGAATCTTTGATGGAAAAGCACAAAGAAGGAATCGTTATTCGCTTGCATGTTCTGGGTGATTTCTATTCCGTAGACTATGTAAACTTCTGGGAAGAGATGCTAATTTGTCACCCTAAACTTTGCATCTTCGGCTATACGGCTCGCAAGGGAGATAACATTGCACACGCTATTTGGTTGCTCAATAAAAGATTCTCCGAGCGTTGTGTGATTCGTCATTCGGGCAACTTTGAAGCTGGCAATCCGAAACAGTACTCGCAAGATCCTTTCATTGAGGATTGGAGTTATGCAGCCGAAGAATCATTTGAGGGCGCATCTTTTGTGTGCCCAGAACAGACAGGTAAGATCAAAGATTGTGCATCTTGTGGGCTATGTTGGACCACTCCAAAGACTGTTAAGTTCCTTTCACATTAAACCAAGAAAGCCTTTGCAAATTGCATTTGGGCCGCCGAGCGCCCCGCCGTAACATGGCTTCACACAAAGACTTACAACAACCAGGGAAAAATAAACTCAATTTTACCTTGAAACCAGGCCCAGGAATGGTACAATGGGCGCATGAAAAATCCTTACAAAGACTCAGAGCTTATGCAAGTTCTTAGCAACAACCCTGAATTCACCCTTTCCGATGCCATTTCATTCCTCAACGAGAGCTACGATGACGCATATGACCCACAGGCAGAGCAAGAACATTGGGATATCCTAGAAGAGCTTGAAATGGAGAGCCATATCGAGCATATTCGTAGCCAAGGTGGGGACTATTGGCGCAACGATGCGGGGGAATGGTGTTGCGGCTGAATTTCAGCTAAATATAGGAATGCTCAAAGTAATTTGAGTGTTCTTATTTTTTTACCTATTTGGATTGCAACATCATATAGCTCTAATTGCGACTTGTTACATATACAACATCGTACTAATGCAACATACTAGCATTGCAATTTGCTATAAAAACACCCACCTAACCATCATGATGACAATTAAGTGGGTGTGGGAGGGGTAGCTTTGGATATTATTATAGTGCTACGAGCCTTGCTATTGTCATTTAATTTGACTTTTCATAAGGGGCTATATGCATAGATGCATCAGGGTATATGATATCATTCAAATGATGGAACACGCTTATGTGATCCCATTCAATCTTTTTTGTGATGCTCTCCATTTGACTTTTATGTGCTTGTGCTTCCTCCCATGCATCTAAAGGAAAGTCCCATTCGTATTTTATGCACACACGCACTCTTTCTTTTTTCATTTGTTTTTTCTTTCTCCCCCCTAAAAAAGGGTAAAGCAAACACTAATAATGACGCAATATAATTTGACTTTTCTAATACCGATGTATGGATGAGGGGCTAATTCTAAACGGATCATATACATTATTCACTCTGTTATCATACAAGTATTCTTGATCCAAGCATACAAGGCATCTAAGGTCATCCATTATCATCCCATTATCATTTGATTTTGTCCCTTTTTTCTCTTTGGATTCAATCCATTTAACATACTCAGTAGCTCTCTTCTCATCTGTGAACGCAAGTTTACCGACTATATTTCTATCTTTATAGTAACTATAATCACCTAGATTTACATAGTACATGGGCATTACAATTCGTTCTTTATGCGGTGGGATACATCACCTAATATCTTCCTTGTTTCGTAGTGAGACTCACCTATACTATTTGCTAGTCTACTGATGTTTACCTTTCCGTTCTCTTTAATGAGTTGAGGCTTGGTCAAGAGATGAGTGAGCAATTTACTTTCTCTTGGTGCTAATACTAGTTGCATCTCTTCTAGGAACATACTTAGCTCAGGTGAATTTGACTTTTCACATTCCATCTGGAGGACTTCTTGGTTCTTGCTAACTGATACTGTATCTCTATGGATATTATATTTCTTAGCTATGTTCTTACCTTTGCTATTCTTATAGTTCCATAGTACAGTCTTAATGTATTGGTCGAAGCCCTTACTCCCCCAAAAATCATCGAACTTACCGTTAGCACCGTCATGTTGTCTCTCGTATCCCTCTACTGCTTCAAGCGCAGCTATTTGTAGGTCTTGATGGTTATCATCAAAACTAGCAATAGCGTAGTCACCTGTAATCTTGTGGCAAATCTTATTAATGAGCATACCATACTTCTCATCAATCTTATTCCATTGTGTTGCGTTAATCATGTTAGTCGTTGTGTAGTAAATCGTGCCAAAGTGCGTCTCTTAGTCTTCCTATAAATGTTGGTGCTTCATCTCTCTCGTTCCATCCAGAAGAAGGAACCTCACTTGGATGCTTAACTGATTTGCATCCAACAGAGCCACAGATACACCACAGAATTAATATATATGTTACAAACCATTTTAACATATTATTCTCTCCCAATCAAGCCCTGATTTGACTCTTTATATTCGGCATCATGAGTTTCAGTCATCACTCTAATGTTACCATCATCATCATACCATACTGGTATAACCTTGTTGCTCCTCTTCTGACCATACCATGTGCTAAAGGTAAAGTAAATAATCAGAGCGTTGGTAAGGAGTAAAACCGCCAAAATAGGAAAGAGGACATTAGGGTTCATTCCGATGCTCTAATAGCCTCCATCAACTCTTCGTCAGTTGGGTCAGCATAAAAGAACCCCTGATCCTCTGCTGAATCAGACTCACCACTATACTGCGGCTTACCTGCGTTCTCCCAGCATACTTTATGCCACATCTCAGGCTCAGCGTCTCCCCAGTTTATTTCATACGCATCAATGCGACCGTAGCCATCATATTCACCAATCACAGGCTCCTTCCCTTCTCGGAGAACAACAGCCTCAGTCATGTACTCCCAACCTGCGGGAATATTGTAGGGTGATTTGATTGAGTGGTCACACTTCTTACATTGCCAACTAAATAGTCCCATTACTTGCCCTCAATTACACCCATGAACCAAAGAACATAGGTGACGAAGATGCATCCATGTGATGCGGCTCCAAGAACGAAAAAGAGGCACATGGCTCTCTGTAACATATTATTAGTAATTTCTAGTTTCATAATTATTTATCCTCCATCAAGTTATCATAAGTATCCTGCAAAACATCATCTTCCATGTCTGCAAACATACGCGCAATATAGTCCTCTAGCAGATCCCGCAAAATAGCGGCAGGTTGATCCAACTCATCTGCTG